TTGACACAACGTCATTACATCATAAACAGTATTAAAAGCATCATTAAGAAATTTAAAATCTACTCTACCAGCTGCTTGATTACCTTCGTCTAACTGTATCTGAAAATGTCTTTTATCAGCAGTTCCTCCACAATCATACATTCTCAAAATGGCTCCAGTTTCACCCTCAATCAAAACATTCGCAAAGGAAGTAGTATCTTTAACATGCAATCCACTGCCACTGATATCAACATCTCCAGTTCCCCAATTAGCGAACGGTGCATCAGTTCCGATTCCTACGTTGCCATCATACTGAATTCTCATTTTTTCTGATGGTGTAGAACCATGAGTTCTTGTAAAAAATAGAAGATTTCCAGAATAAACACCATCACTAGCAGATTCTTTTCTACCTTCAATTACTGCCCATCGTGTATCAGTAGTACTACCACTATACTTACCACCAAAAGAAATAGAACCACCACGTTGAGTTGTAGATGCATCAGTTGTAAATAGGAAAATATTGCCATAACCACTTCCACCAGTGGGGTCATCCCATTCTTTACCAACAGTTATACCAGCACAATTCCCTGTTGTATGACAAGAACCAACTGTAAGTAATGAAGTCGGCGTTGCAGTTCCGATGCCTACGTTGCCACTACCTCCAACATGAAGAACTACACCATTTGAATTATTGAAATTTGCAATAGGATATGTAGCCGTAGTTGTTCCTCTACCAAAATAATGAAATGGTGTTGTGCCACCAGTAACATTATCAAACTGATATTTTGCTACTGAATCTATTCCAATATTAACTTTACCATCAGAAGCAATTCTCATTCTTTCTGTAGCTGCTGTTGCACCATCAGGTGTTGTAGAAAAAGTCAGTCGACCAGGCATATCATTAGAGCCTGGAGTTCCATCTATATAACCTTCTATTTTAGCTGCAAGTTCGTGATTTACCGAATCGTGTCCAAGAAATGATATTCTTCCCAATAAATCACCATCTGCAATTACTGAAGAAGATGCAGCCGTTCCTCTTGATTTATTTAATCTAATTATACTAGCTGCTGTTGCAGATGTTGCATGAGTAGAAACTGTTAATACATTTGTAGCATCATTTACTAGATGCAATTTTGTGTCTGGTGAAACAGTTCCGATTCCTACATTTCCACCACCAAAATAAGAATCCCCATATGAATCAAGTTTAACTCTAAGGTTGGCTCCATCATATATATTGAATTTTTTAGATCCCTGTATGCCATCATAAATAAGTACTTGATTACCAGCAGGACTGAGATGTATATTGCCATCAGATTTAATATATCCAGTTGCTTCATTACCTATTCGAATATCACCCCGAACTTCTAATTTATCACTAGGCGTGTCAGTTCCGATACCCACGTTACCACTATACTCACTAAGTATTACATTACCACTAGCATATGCTTCTATAACAGGCAACCCAGAAGTGTCATTAGCAGAGAATAGTACATCACTCAAATCATCAGAAACACTTAATAATTCACCAGCAGTACCATGTACTTCAAATTTGTCTGTAGGAGCAGTAGTTCCGATTCCTACGTTGCCACCAACAGGTTGCAATAACATATCGTATGCAGTTGCACCATCATTTCTCATCACTTGTGACCAAGCAGCTCCAGTAGTGGTGTTTATACCAAAATATTGACCATATAAATTGGTGTCACCTGAGATAAATAATGCACCTTGATTTGTGCCTAATGTGGGGTAGGAAGTATCTGCGGCCTGTGTAACATGCAACTTTGTTCTAGCCCATAAAGTTCCAATGCCAAGATTTCCAGAAAAATAAGATTGTCTAGCACTACCACTAAAAAGTGAATAACTTTGTGCTGGTACATTATAATCCCCAATAGCACCAATCATTAAATTCACATTAAAATTTCCAGACGTTTGTTCGGCTATAGTAATGCCACGTTTATTATAGATGAACCCACTACCCGATTCAGTAGCATCATTGACTTGAATTCCTGCCGATGTATGCATCCCATGACCAGAAGTAGGTATATTAAAATCACCATCTATTAATAATTGATAATTATCCGTTGCATTAGCCCCAACTTGAGTAGTATCTATATGCAACCCTGCACTAGGACTAGTAATTCCGATTCCTACGTTGCCACCTCTTTCTATTACCATATCATCATTTGCACCATCTGGTCTGAAAGAAATGTAATCTAAATCTGTATAATTACCTTGTGCGCCAATAACAAATTTATTGTTGGTAGAATCTAACGCTACAAAAGTTTTATTAGTACCATTAATTGCAAAATTTTGTTGAATCCACACTTCTCCAGCATTATCAAGAGTTAATTGATTTCCATTACCACCCTTTACATGCAATACATTAGATGGTGCAGTAGTTCCGATTCCTACGTTGCCAGATTTAGTAACTGTGACTTTATTTTGACCATCACCAGTATCAACTTTGAATAAATCGGGATCGCTGTAAATTGATTTTGCAGTAATAGCATGAGTAATATTTGAATCAGTAACAAATGTATCCGTATCAGTAATTGAAGATACAGTAAAACATTCCATCACTGAATTATCAGATGCACCACTAGGTATTAACACCGCATCACCCACATTTAATCCGTGAGCAGAAACAGTATTTACTATAGAACTACTACCACTGGCAGTAGCATTTCCTAAAGATACGCCAAATGTACCGCCTACATGTAAGCTAGAAGTTGGACTAGTAGTTCCAATACCTACAGTTTGAGCCCCTGTCCCAACCCAAGCCGCCCCCATATTGACGGCAACATTCCGACAAATTCTCATCCCCTCATTAAAAACGTCTGAAAATTGAGAACCGAATCTCAAGGCTGTATTATTACTGGCGATTGCACCATCAGATGTTGATTTATGCGTTCCCAATGAAATAGAAGAAACACCTTTAGCTGTATCACTAACATTATCCCTACTAATACCGAAAGCCCAGCCATAAGAATCGCTTGCTTTTATTGAATGACGAATAAATAAAGGTGTTTGATTCTCACTTGCACAACTTTCACCACAAACAGTTAATGACTGCTGAGTATATACCGGCTCAGAAACCCCAATGCCAACATGACTGCCAAAAACAATAGGATTAGTTTGTGTTGCAGTTGTTGTTTCACCATGTAGTTCATTGCCAGAAGTGTCTAGCCAGCGTGTAGCTCCAATAGAAGTGGGCAAATATTCTGCCACATTTCCTACTTGAGTGATTGACAGATTAGAAACCACAAAAGTTACTAGTCCAGCCGCATGAGTTTGACTTATTTTTAAAGCTAAATCCTCACCAAGCGTATAATTAGTTATGGGCCCATAAGGAAGTGTCGCTTCAACCGTATGAGTTCCAACAGTAGCTGGAAATGTGTCAAAAGTAGCAATGGTAGTGCCAACATTCCTTTCATTCAGAGTCGGATTCATTGCCACACCAGACCCTGAAGATACACTATCAATAGTAATTGACACACTGTATCGCTTACCGTTGTTAAACAAAGAGCCTGATATGGAATCTAAAGCAATACCTGCACTTGTGCCACTACTATCTGGAAAACTGAATTGTAAGTTATTAGACACATTAGTCACAGCCCCAGAGTTATACCAAGTTATCCAATTACCAATTCCACCACCATCACCATTGGCCGAATCACCCGTTACTAAGGATGTCTGAGATGCACCCACATATTGATATGGAACTGACTGACCATTATAAGATGCTTTGACTTCATCAGCAGACAAAGCTCTGTTGTGCATACGAACAGTAGAAATGTCACCATCCCAAAAGTAAGCACCAAAATTCCAAGCAGTTCCAACATACATGTGAGAAACAGGACTAATATCACCACTTTGTCCAGTAACATCACCAGAAGCAACAGCCACACCATCAATATAAAGTTTACTACTAGTAGAATCCGTTCTATCTAAAACCCCAACCATGTGATGCCATACACCAGTTGATAATACTTCTGATCCATTGATATTTACATTAGTACCACTATCTGATAAAGAAAGATTTGGAGTTCCGTCAGCATAAAGGCCAAGATTCCAACCATCAGTAGTAGCTCCCTGATAAGTTGAAATTATATTTCTAATTGCACCAGTAGAATTTGTTTTAACCCAAGCCTCCCAAGAGAAATTACCAGTGCCAGGAATATTATCTGTGTTATAGGAAAGTTGTATATAATCATTTGTGCCATCAAAATGGAAACTAGCTCCACTTTGTAAATCGTTTACCGTTTGACTATTGACTATACGATTGGCATAATGGTCTTGGGTGCCATCTTGACGAATAGTTAATTGTGAATCACTTATCTGGACATTACTTGAATCTTGTGCATTGTCAACGGCAAAATGTAATTCTCCTCTGCCATAATTACCTACATGAGAGAAGAAAACACCACCTTTAATATAGGCAAAACTTGTTGTTGAAGCTGTTTGTAAATAAATTCCAGCATAAGTTCCATCAACATCTGAATCACTTTGAATTGTTATTGTTTGGTTGGAGCCAGCATCTTTACCAACATGCAATAAATTTTTGGGTGCTGGGGTTCCGATGCCTACGTTGCCATCATTTCTAACATAAAATGCTGAAACTCCAGAATTTGGTGCAACATTAAACGCATATTTATCGTTATCCGCATTATCTACTCTTACGTATAAACCATAACCAGTAGATGAGGAGTTTTCCAGATGCCCAATGGTATTACCATTTAAACTAGCCTTGGCACAAATCTTACCAATAACTGACAATGTTGCGCCTGGTGAAACAGTTCCGATTCCTACATTGCCAGAACCATCTATATTAAGAATATGATTATTTCCCCAATGACCCAAACTCAATGTATTACGATTATCAGCATCCGCACAATATCTATAACCAATCCAAGCTGAATTCTTAGAACTGCCCTCTTTTCCCACTACAATAATATTTGATTGTGTATCCGTTATATTAGATGTGAATACTTCGATGCTATGAATAAATCCACTAGAAGATGAATTATCTATTGCAAGAGAAGGACAATGTGCAATTCCAGTACCAGATATGTTTAATTTTGCATCTGGTGAAACAGTTCCGATTCCTACGTTGCCAGAAGTATCTATAACCATATCAGTCCCAGAACCAGTAGTTCTAAACGTCATTCGATCATTACTATGTTGATAAGTTATAGATCCTCTATTATCATCTTCTGCATCACCAAAATTTAAGAGTGAAGTTCCTGCATTACCAGAAATTATACTGATTCCAGAATTATCAGATGTAGAAGTATTATTAGCAACCACTAATTTTTGTACTGGTGCATCAGTTCCGATTCCCACATTACCACTATACTCACTAAGTATTACATTGCCAGAAGCTTCTGCTTTTATAACTGGCAATCCAGTAATATCATTGGCAGAGAATAATACGTCACTCAAATCATCTGAGACGCTAAGTAGTTCACCAGAACTGCCATGAACTTCAAATACATCTGTTGGCGCAGAAGTTCCTATACCCACAGTACATCCACCAAGAACTAAAGCACATGCAGATGAAGATACTGCATAGTAACCGATTGCAGTAGCCCCCGCAGCAGTTGCACAAGAACAAGCACCGAAGGAAGAACTAGCAACTCCAGTTGAACAACTGCCACGGCCAACAGCAGATGCATCAATTGCCGTTGCTTGAGGAAAGCTTCCTAATGCAGATGAATAATCAGCAGTTGCCTTTGAATAAGAACCATATGCCACTGCATAAGTGCCTGATGCACAAGCATTTCTACCTACTGATGTTGATTGTGAACCATATGCACAACTCTGATATCCAAATGCAGAAGCACCGGATTGATTTGCTATAACACCATATCCAACACCGATTGCACCTGTTCCAGTTACTGTATTATTCCCATATCCAACATTTCTAGAAATAACTGTGTCAGAAGAAACATATGCTTCATTTGATGGGATTGCACCAGCAACAGTTAAGTCAATAGCGTTAGAGCTTGAGTCATGCCACGTTGTTGCTAATTGTGAAATTCCTTCTGACAAATATTCTGCGGAAGCACCTATTTGAGTTATAGAGACATCATCGATATAAAAAACACCACCACCAGTTGTATATCTAAGTATAATAATGCCATTATCTGGATCAGACCCCGAACCGGCAGTAAATTCAAATGAATATTTGACCCATGAGGAAGTGATTGATGTTAGGGTTCCAATGCCACCTATCGGTGGTGTTCCTCCACCAACTACAGAACCGTCATCATCTCCAGGATTCACCCCACCAGTATCATGTGTCCTAAGATAAAATCCCTCATTCGAGCCAGTAGCACCTTTAGCCCATAAAGAAATTCTATACTTTTTACCTGTAATAAATGATACAGATTGCTTAATACCCGCCCAATTATTACTGACATTTATAGTGAACTTGGCACTATGGGAACCCCCATGTTCATTCGATGTATCATCTGTTACTTCACTTGTAGTTCCTGACTGAGCTATTTTAGTCCAATTATCTGGTGTATCACCCGTCCAACTCTCAATACCAGCATCAGTAAGCTTCTCTGTCTGAACAGCACCTTGATGTGAATAATCTACAGATTTACCAGTATATAATTTAGCAACATCTGAAGATGATAGTGCTAAATTGAAAACCCTAACTTTAGAAATTTCACCATCAAAATAATTACTGCCCCATAACGATTGACCAATAGAGAAATCAGTTGAAACAGTATCAGTTAGAGTATAAGATGAAGTAGTCCAATCCTGTGCACCATCAACATAAGCAGTTAGATTTGTGCCATCATAAGTCAAAACCACATGATGCCATTTACCATCATTTAAATTCGTACCTGTTCCGGGACTATAATCATCCGCCTTGCCTACGAATCTCAGATAAGAATTGTCACTTGAATCAACAAGAAATAATCCGAAATTACTGCTATTAGTATTATCACCCCAAATAGCAATGGCACCGCCATCATTAGAACCTTGCCCATTCAGCTTAATTAAAGCCTCTATTGACCTTGGAAGTGTCCCAGAGGGCATAGAATCAGTAATGGCAGTAGTCGCAGAAGCATTATCATTAGTACCATCAAAATGCAGAGATTTATTGTCTTTACCCGCTACAACTAAAGTTGTACTTTTTACAACATCAGCACCACCAAAATGCAAATTCCCATTATCATTTTTAAGATGGTAATCAACATTACCATTATTCTTAAATTCGATTGCACCATCAGCCGGAGTAATAAGTACATCTAGAGCCATTATTCATTCACCTCAAGAAATCCCGATATCAGAAGGAACCCACTCTTCACCACGTAGTTCATTAAGAATTTCAAAATGGGTATAACCCTGACTTTTTGTTGTTAATGAATCTACACTTGAAGGAATTTCATCACCACTTCTGCCCGGATATTTAACATCACCAACACGAATTGCTGTTTGCTTAACATCACCAAGACTCACATTACTGTCATACATCACATCATTTTCATCAAGTGCTGAGTCACCCTCTTCATAAAGCTCTTCTTCCCGAATTTCCGGGTCACCCTCTTCATACAGAATTTCTTCTTGTGCTGGTGCCGGCTCATACTTAATTAGGGCTTTAGTTCCATCATTTGACAATCTTAAAGTTTCTTTTGATGTTTGCAAAACCTGACCAAAATCTATTAAATCAACTTCACTCATCTCGAAAATTACATATCTTCTATTTGCAGGTACCATTATAATCCATATCTTCCTTTATGTGCGTTAAAATTTTGCAATACTTCTGTGGCTGTTAATGCCCTATTATGAAATAAAACACTAGATATTTCTCCCTGAATTTCATAATAACCGCCGTGTGATCCACCCACAACAGTATTAGCGGTAGTATCTGGAATAGGGGTTAACCCCCAAGGTTGTGAAGGGTTAAAAGTGCCAGCATCTTCAACACCATCAACATACATTTTGGCAATTCCTGTTGAAGCCGTGTATGTAGCTACAATGTTATACCACTGACTAGCAGACCAATTTGTTTTAGTAGAGTATTGAATAAAATATGTCCCGTTAGAATTTTTTAACTCCCAATACAATTTACTGCTTGCCTTTTGCCAAGCCAAAAAATAAGACCTTTGAGTATCCACATCCCTTTTGCTTAATATACAATTATAAGATTGGGGTTGTGAGGCTGGAACTACATCTAAATTCACCCAAGCAGATATTGTCATAGCAGAAGCAGAATAAACATCTCCTGATATTGCTCTATCATCAACACCATCGAAACTGAAATCATTATTATGTGTACCTGGTACATTTGTAGCAGTATACGTTAATGCAGTTAAATCAGCATGATTACCATTACCAGTTAAATCTCTCCAACCATCAGTGGCTGATCTTGCAGTAGAACCAGTGAATCTAGTGGCATGTGAATTTGCTTCTATTTGATAATCGCAAATATCAACATATTTTTTAGTACTATTTTCGAGGTGGGGACCACCCGTACCAACACCAGAATTTACTATAGTAAAATAAGAATACAAATTACCATAAGTCTGAGAACCATTTGTAGTCCATTGCTTTTCGTGAAATTGCCATTCATCTGTAGGTATAAGGCTTGAAGTGGGAGGAGTACCCCCATACACCCCACCTCCGCCATACCAATGTGTTAAACTGAAGGCTTGTCCCGTATTACCTCTATACCAAAAAGAAAGGGAATATGTTGTAGCTAATTGAATATTATTCCCATAAACACCATATGCCAGAGCATCACTCCAACCCATACCCTGAGCCCATAATCTTATAAAACGCTGATTTTCTGGACCGCCCTCAGAAATTAATTCTTTCACTATATGCTGATTGGGCTTATGTGCATATCCCCACCAACTAGTAGGAAAACTAGATGAACTGATTGATATTGGAGTTCCACCATTTAAATATAAACTGTCATGCACTTTATGATGCCCAGTTACAGGATTAATATAACCTTGAGAACCATCTTGAGATGCATTATATGCATGTAAGGTAAATGTTCCAGTATTACCAGAATCAAGTCTTTTTATAAAATAATAAGTGCCAGAAGTTACACCGCCACCACTAGTCTGTGGAAATATAGCATCATACGTTCTTAAAGTTGTAGAATTCCCACCATATGAATTAAAGGTGACTATATTACTAGAAACACTAGCAATGCCTAAAGTGAAATAACTATTACTATTATACTGAGAAGCATTATATGTTCCCCATTGATTTCCTGGACCAAATCTGCCATTAATATCAGCACCAACACCACTAGATAATAAATTGGTAGCAGGTTCACCCAAATAACTACGTTTATTATACTTATCTAAGTATAAAACCAACCCATCTCTAACAATTTTTGGCCCATATACATTAGCCATTAAAGTCCGAACCTTCCCTTGTGTGCATTATAGTTTTGTAACATTTCTGTAGCTGTTAGAGCCTTACTATAAATCCTAACCACTGAAATATATCCAGCCATTGGATACCATTGCATAGTGCCATTAGCTATTCTAATTTGAGATATATCCGTACTCCAAGCTCCAAGACTATCTGTAGAAGAATTTACTTGTAATCCATATTCATAAAGAACTTTTTTAGTTGAAGCATTTAGATCTACTGTATATCCAATATGATTCCAACTACTAACTGCTGCATTACCACTAACGGCACTAGTGAAATAGAGGGAACTAAATGTACCTGAATCATCCGTGTAATAAGCTGCCGTATTATTGCCACTCCAATTTGCCCGTATTGAAAAAAAATCCCTTTCGGCATATGGAGAACTAGCCCCATCTGGATGGTGAATATCTATCAACATATCATTAGAGTCATTATTAGACAACTTATACCACATCTCTATAGTTCCAGCACCAAATAAATTTGTATGAGAAAAATTCGTAATCAAAGCCGAATCATTACTACCATCAAAAACTAAAGCCCCTTGCCAAGAGCCACTAAAAGTTGGGCCATTTATCAATGATGCATTGTGACCTTCACTACTCAAGTCACTCCAAGTAGTGCCACTACCCGAATAACTACGTGTATTAGCGGCATCTAAGTATAATACCAATCCATCTCTAACAATATTAGGGCCCCATTTTGTAGCCATTATAGTCCGTACCTGCCTTTATGGGCTTCAAAATTCTGTAATATTTCTGATGCTGTCAAAACTCTATTATAAGCTAAAACAAAGCCGATTTCTCCATTAGTTCTTTCAGTATCACCATTTAGATATCGACCAACTGTTAAGCCATTCGGCCCTTGTGTCCCGCCACCTGGCCCCCAACTAGCATCCTCACCGCCATAAACACCATTCGTATAAATCAGACGATTATCAGCACTATAATCTTCTGTACAAGTATATATTCGCCAAGCAGACATAAAAGCAGTATCACCTGTCTCATCAGGATTTGTTGCACCAGTATATCTAATCCACCCTTCAGCATAATACACATTAACTTTACTAGAATAATTACCAAGCAACCAATTGTTGTTTCTACCATTAAGCATTCTGCCGCCAGACCCAGTAACATACCTTTGGGCTACAACAATAGATATATCTGAATAACGATAATCAGGCAATGCTATATTAATCAGACTACCACTGCTTCCAGATGTTACTAGAACTCCGGCATTATTAGTACTAAATGTACAATTTTGCACATCTCCATCATAACCATTACCGGTTAAATCAGTCCAAGTAGTTCCACTTCCCGGATAGCTAAGAGTGTTAGCAGCATCCAAGCATAATACAAGTCCGTCAGTAACAAGATTTGGCCCATATATTGTACCCATTAGAGTCCGAACCTTCCTTTGTTAGCTTCAAAGTTTTGTAATACTTCTGCTGCTGTAAGTGCTTTACTGCTATAAATTCGCACTATACTTATTTTACCATCCCATTCAAAGTCAGCAGAAGAAGTACCCCCACCCCTTCCCACTTGAAAATTAGAAAGAAATGTAAATGAGTTATATGAAGTGCCAGCCGTTGCATCTAAAACTCCATTAATATATAAACGAACTTTATCATCAGTGCTATTCATTACAAAAGTCACATTAGTCCAATTAGTTGTCACATCTGCACTTGAAGTAACACTTGCATTACTATTCCCAATACCTCCATACCATTTACCTATTGTTCCGAATCCTTTACCGAAATACGCCCTTGAAGTGCCACTGTGATGAGTTGGTGCTAAAAACATTAATGAACCAGAAGTTGAATCAGTTTTCACCCAACAGTCAAAACTGAATGAAGTAGTAGATGGATTTAAACCATTCCCCCAAGTTGTAGTAGCATATTGGTCAGTACCATCAAAATCAAAGTAAAACTTTCTGTCAGCATACTTTCTATGGTACCTTACTATAACTATCCCAGAACCGCCATTTCCGCCTTGATTGGTTGCGTTGTAGTGACCACCGCCACCACCACCGCCCCCAGTATTAGCCCCAGCATTACCACCAGGTGTTTGAGCCCATTGCTCTGTATTCCCTCCGCCACCAGCACTTCCTGTATTTATACCGGAACCGCCAGTGGTTGTCCCTACAGAACCACCTCCGCCACCACCTGCGCCACCATCACCGCCAATAAGAACATACCCGGATGCGCCACCGCCACCTGCCCAATAATAGTTATTGCCATCTATATTAATTTGTAACCCAATACCACCATGAGGCCTATTAGTTGCAGAACCACCCACACCACCGGCTCCGCCACCGCCACCGCTATAAAAACCCTGTTGACCGTTACCGCCAGCATTTCCGAAACCAATACCACCTGCTGAAGCTTGAGTGGCACTAGACCCAGTTAGGGTGTTACCACTATTTTCTCCATTGCCAGCATAACCATAACCGCCAACACCCCCACCAGAACCACCAGTACTACCATAACCGCCCCCCGTACTATATGACCATCTACCCGTTCCACCATAACCACCACCATTAGCAGTATATCCAAAAGCAGTAGTATTATTACCCGCTACGCCTTGGACATTATGCTCATGATTTGTATTTTGTCCGCCGGTACCAGCCGCTGGTGCTCCCGCTCCCCCACTTCCTACCACAATAGCATGTGTTGCCGCAGAAATTGTTATTTTTTCTGCATGAATCAATCCGCCTGCACCGCCCCCACCACCCATGTCCATACCGCCACCGCCACCGCCAGCAACAATTAAGACATCAGCTTCTAAAGGTACATTAGTGACGAAATTTGTAGACCCGGTATTAGTAAATGTATGAACTATATAATCACCAAAAACACCTACTGTCCCGCCAGTAACTTCTGCTGAACTCACAAAATCACTTTCAAGCGCAGGTTCATTCACTAACGTCCCGTCATTAGAACCTACAGGGTCTGTCCAAGTAGTATCTCCACCAGCATGGCTGATGCCATTATTCGCATCTAGACATAAAACCAATCCATCTGTGACAAGATTTGGGCCAGCTATTCCACCCATTATGCATCCACCTCTATTTCTAGTTTGTCAACATCTTTACGTTCAGCATGAACAAGATAGAAGCAAGATACTGGGATTCTATTAGCTCCAATTTTAATTTTATTGTCCATTATTTCTTCTACCCACAAATCTTGATGACCACCCATTGCTGTTAATTGTACAGTAATTGTGTTTTCGTCAACTAAACCAGTCCAATATTCAGGTAATTCTATTGTATCATCACCAGACAACTTCCCTCTAGTATAAACTGCATGTTCTGCACCTTCAAGGGAACCATAAATTAATCTTTTACCTTCTTTAGTTGGGTGTTCTATGTCAAATGACTTAGTTGTAGCTGTTAATGCACCATCAACAGCCATTCCACTACACGTAACAACATCACCTAATGTAGTTATATTTGTCGTTCCAGCCCAAGTAGAAAGCGCAGTATTTTCAACACTATTTAAAGTTAAATCAGTCTTAACTTCTGCATAACTTCTACCTTCAAGGCCACTGGCAGTAAACTTGGCAAAATCATTATCAGCAACACTAGTACTATTTATGACAACTGTATTAGTATTAGCTATTCCGAAAGTAAGTGCATCTTGTTTTCCATTCCAAGTCGATGCTGATGAAATATATGTGTCGGCTATAGCAGCTCCATTCCACGTACCAGTCCCTATTGTGCCAACAGTAGTTATGTTTGATGTGCCAGCCCAAGAGGATAACGCAGTATTCTCTACATTACCTAAACCTACGGCTGTAGCCGTGATATCAGTAGTTAAAGCTACTGTTCCTGTATTGTTAGGAAGCGTTATGGTTCTATCAGCCGTAGGATCTGTGACAACAATCTTTGTTTCAAAATCATTCGCAGTAGCACCTTCAAAGAATATAGCTTGATTCGTACCATATAGATACAATGACCCATCAAATCCAATTTGATTAACAGACGGGTTAAATTGAAGTGCATTATCATCACTATGAACCGCCCTAAAATCATTAGCAGGGCCAGTAGGACTTAAATACGGGATATTGTACCAAGCGGCCGCATCGGGGCTCTCAATAGCATAAACTTTACCAACAGATTCTTGATGTGCTGTAAAGAATTCATCATTAACAGTAGAATAAGGGCTTTGAGGAACAGCAAAATTCTCAGTCCATCTGGCTATACCTTTAGAAACTCTGATTTCATCTAAATATCCAGTGTAGTAATATCCAACCCCACCTTGTCCACCTATATCTATCCCAGCAGAAAAATCAGTTCCAGCACTAAACGACGAACTCCCTTTTTCAACACCATCAACATAAATCTTTGCAGTTGAACTATTTTTAACAACTGCTACGTGGTACCATGTATTTACGACCAAATCAACATCGGATGTCAGTACTCTACGACCACTATGGCTGTTGCCTGTTTTATCTTCCCAACAAACTTCATCATTTAGAAGATATAATGACATATTTTCAGTAATCGACTGATATTGAGTAAGTATTACTTGAACACCAGATACGGTTGATGTACGCAACCAAAAATCGTAAGTAATATCTCCACTACCAAAATGCCAATCACCACTATCAGAAGTACTTAAATAATCATCAGTACCATCAAAATATATTGAGGTGTCACCAAACTTTTGTTCCGTATCTTGATGAGATGTATCATTAGTAACATTAATAGTATGACCAGTAGAACCGGAATCTACAAAATCAGTACTGTTGTCAGTAGTATCAGAATGAATCAACAACTTAGTGTAAGAATCAGCTTCTCCCCTAATACCACCCCTTACTTCTAATTTATCTTGTGGGTTATTTGTCCCAACACCTAAATTTCCAGAAGTAATATGTACATATTCAGTATCAATACCATCAACTACTGTAGAAAATGACAATCTACCATGTTCTGAAGTATCAGCATTATCAACAATATAAGACTCTATAGTTCCATACCTACAGTTACCACTACCATCATCTGCACCATCAAAATATATACGAGAATGAGCCGCTCCTTCTATCCCTCCTTGGGTTTTTATCGTGAGGGATGCCCCATGACCTGTATTCTCTATATTAAGACCTGAAAACTGGGGGCTATCTTCTGTCCCTACACCCAAAGCTGAAGCTGCTAATGCTGCTGTAGTTTGACCCGTACCCCCATTTGCTATTCCTAACGTACCAGTAACAGTAGATAAGTTATTAACTTCAGCGGTTAAATATCCTGGGGAACTGTGATTACCCCAATCATAAGCGGTATTCCAATTTTTTCTGTCAATAGTAACAATATTGTCGTAGTCGGCAAAGAATTCATTATCAACAGTAGAATACGCCCTAGCTGGAGGCGTGAAATCCTCAGTCCATCTGGCTACACCCTTAGAGATTCTAATCTCATCTAAATAACCATTTATACATGTAGGAGCAGAGACACCTCGTCTACCTATATATATATCTGATGCTGTTGTGTGAAGTGTTGTACTATCGTTGACTGTAGCTTCTTCTACACCATTAACAAAAAGTTTTATATCGTCTGAACTATCCCTTGTGACTGCTACATGATACCAGTTCGCCACTGAAAATGTACTAGTTCCAATCAAGTCAACATGAAGCCCAACACCAACACCAGTAGAAACATAAAAGTGAGCTTTTAATGCAGTATCGGAACCATCTATTTGAAGAGTAAATTGCCCGTCATAATTAGTTGATAAAAAAGCATGTGAAGAGAATATTGGATTAAAATTATTATTTGAAGAATTTAAATAAACCCAAGATTCAATTGTGAACTCTCCATCCATTTGCCAATCTGAATGAGATGATAATGACAAATTATCATCAGTACCGTCAAAATATATAGAAGTGCCACCAAATTTCTGTTTTGTATCTTGATGAGAGGCATCACTGCCAACAGTAATAGTGTGACCAGTAGAACCCGAATCTATAAAAGTAGCACTGTTGTCAGTAGTATCAGAGTGAATCAACAACTTAGTGTAAGAATCTACTTCCCCTCTAATAGAACCTTTAACTTCCAATAACCCTTGAGGTGCAGTGGTTCCTATACCTACATTACCGTCTGATAATATTTTTACTCTAGTAGTACCACCAGGCTGAAGATTAATAGGAATAGTGCCAGAAGTTTCTATTTGCATTCCGGAAGTAGTGCCAATCAATCGACCTCTCATTGCATCAGCCTGAGATAAATCTAAAATCCCACCAGAAGTTGCATCATTTATCTCTAATACTGTATATCCAGAAATAGAAGTTGGTGAAATGGTTCCGATTCCTACGTTACCATTTGAATCTATTGCAAAATGTGGAGAATCTAAACCTGCACCAGCTTTTATCCCAAAATATGGTATTGTTTGATTTACACCTAAGCTGAAATTATTTGTTCCCGCAGATGTAACAAATTCAAGCCAATTCCAAGAACTTGAACCACTACCCTTTAATCTTACAGATGGATTTCCACCATATACTTCTAACCCCTGATATGTATTTTCTGGATTATCTGTTCCAATGCCCACATTACCACTATATTCACTTAAAATAACGTTGCCAGAAGCATATGCTTCTATAACGGGTAACCCTGAAGTATCATTGGCAGAAAACAACACGTCAGACAAGTCATCAGAGACACTGAGCAACTCTCCAGCAGTACCGTGAACTTCGAACTTGTCCGTTGGCGAATCAGTCCCGATGCCCACGTTACCCGTGCTGTAATAAATATCGCTACTACTAGTTGTCCACTGTGATTGATTTGGTATTGAGGCCCAACTTCCATCTTTTCTTAAAAATTCATTAGCATGTGTGCCATGTCCTGCTAAAACGAGACCCGCAACATATGAGTTGCCAGCCCCCATAACACTATATGTAGTATTGTTCGGTGAGGCCCAACTTCCATCTTTTCTTAAAAAAGTGCTATTGTGTGTACCACTTCCAGCAGCAACTAAGCCAGTAGCATAAGAATTCCCAGAACCCATTGTGGTACCCACCCCACCATCAGCTTTAAGAAACTGAGATGAAGTGCCACTGGTTTTTATAAACGAAGTGGCTTCAACAGCCTGACCAGTAATAAACTTATCACCACTACTGGAATAAGTTATGGACTTTAATGCTGTTGTTCCCGGAATGACAATACCAGAATCAGTAGCTTTAGCATCTGTAGTATTACTGACAGAATGATGTATGGCTCTTGTTGTAGCAGATGTAGCTGTCGTTGGTATCGAAAAACTATTTGTGCCTATATAAGTAGTAACATAAACATCTGTAGGCACTCCAGAAGCTCCATTAGCATCAGCATCAATATAAACAGATTGACCATTGGTAATAGAATGACCATTAGAAGTTATAGTTGCTATCGTCCCATTAGTTACAACACCCGCTTCAATCATTCCCCCGGGTACACCTAGTGCTAAGGTCTCATCTTCAACTATTGTAGAAGTAGTATTTAATTGAGTCGTTACGCCCTGGACATCTAGATTGCCACTTACTGTCAAATCACCAGATAAATCTAAGCTGGCAAAAGACACATCATCTGTAGCTGTAATACCTTGCCCCCAACTCAAATTCCCATTAGATCCGTCTGTGATTAGGGCTTGACCCGCAAGCCCCTGAGTTCCGGGCAAAGTTATAGTTATATTAGATGCTACTGATGCTGGGGCTTGAAGCGCCACATAATTAGTTCCATTTGTAGTTGCTTCTTCAAACCTAACATCATACTGATTTTTTATTAGCAGATTTCCGCCTGCTACAGTAAGAACACTGATATCACTATCAAATTCAACTCGTTCTGAAACTGCATCAATGCCTACAAAACCTTTATTGGGAACTGTTAATGCAAAAGCAGCTTCGACAACCTCACGGCCATCAAAATAAACAGGCATAATATTTCCTCTTATGGCTTATTTCTTAAAAGCTTAAGCCAATCTGGATACTATTCTAACATATGCAGTTCTAGAAGTTGCATTATCATTAACGACTTTAATTTCGATCTGATCGCCAGATTTGCAAAGAACAGGTGTGTTAGGCAAATACAAAAAACTGCTAGTTACTAAAGTTGTCAGATTATTCTCACTAATAACAGTATCATATTCATTAGACACAGATTCTTCTGCTAAAAGTTTAATTGTAACAACAATATTTCCCGCCCCAGAAGGGGGATTAGAATCAAGAGTAGCCGAAATATTTTCTATATAAAAGGGTTTGTCTGTGGAAGGGTATGTGAGGGTGACATTACTACCAGAGCTTATAGAACCAGTAGCAGTAGATGTCTCAACAGAAGCCATCAGGCTATAGGGGAGTATCTATTTTCGTAGTCTTTGAGAAGGAGTTTCTCTGTGACTAATAAATCAACATCAGATCTTATTGATTGCCAGGCGACATTCATTTCTGATCCAATAGCTCCAATCTTTATCGGAGCACTATTTTTAACAATTGCCAAAATTTCTAGTTGTGTAGGGGATAAATTGGCCCCCGACTCATTAGAATCAGGGGCCAAAACTTCGGAATCTTCGTCATCTTCAGAATCATTTGATCCTGCATCTTCAAACCAATCAGAAAAAGTTTCAATAAGTCTTTGACCTTCTGCATCAGAGACTTCTTTAACTTCTCCTATTCTAGAAAAAGACACAGTAGGACCAGTATAACTGGCCCTATCTGCGGAAATGAATCTAATGTTCATAGAGATTGTTCTCCAGGCTAGCCAATATTATAAACCATACCTGCAACTTTTTTAGCTGCTACAAATCTACTGCCAAAAGCTGTTCGGAAAGTCAAAACAAATCTACGACGATCTGTTTCTATTTCTTCACGACTCTTAATAGTTACATCTCGTTTTTGTCCAACAACAAAGGCATTAGTATGATAAATAACGGCTGACCCCAAAGTATTTCCACTACCAGCAAGAACTCCAGTTGCACTAGCTGCTCGAATTAATTCTGTTCTGATAATTGGAATACCCAAAACACTAGCTAATTGTCCTTTATCTATTGTCATTTGCGCTTCTCCGATTTTGTCACGGGTTAGCACTTCAGAAATAGTTAAAAGATCTAGATAAGTTTTCAGGGGGCAAAGTAAACGCATATTGGGCGGATCATAAAACACTTCATTCGTAGTTCCATCTTTGAAACCACCCAACATTGTTTTAATATCAGCAATAGTAATTGCATTACCGCCGCCATCAACAGAATTGTCAGCAAAATTGCCACCTATCGCTGTTTTTCTTAGACCCAAGAAGTTCTTTCGAGGATCATTAGCGTCAGTGACACCGCCAGCGGCATCCATGTGAGTTCCGCTTTCATTATCGCCATTAATAACACCATCATCGATACCTTTAGCTGCGGCTACTTGCATCTCAGGAATAGTGATATCTTGAACAACATTAACAATACTATCTTCAACAGCTTCTTCCTCGATTTCAACACGAACAGCCATTTTGACAGGCGTCAATGTGATGTTTCGAGAACCTGGAGTAGCAGCGCCAATCCAGTTCGCAGAAGTTAGATTGTCTGAAGTTTGAGTTCCATAAGCGGCCACAGAAATTCCACTGCCAGCACCCGGAATCTTCATTGAATCAGTGCCTTGCGGAATCGTAACACTTGGGAAAGTGCTAGTAACTTCATAGTTCTGTTCCATTCTGTTAATGAAATCAGCACTAAACACTGTCGGTATCCATTCAAGACCAGATCCGGCAGTAGTATTATCTAACGCTTTGGCCAATTCGGTGTTTTTACGAAAATATGTATCGTAATAATTCAATTCTTGCGGATGACGTTTCAGAAAATGAGATAATACAATACAAGTATCATTATGTTTCTGCAATTCAGAAACAACTTCTTCACGACCTCTAAACTTATCAGCAGGTGTATCGACCATTTTCTTAATAAGTTCTAAGTTCGTACCATTCTCAGTTTCAGCACGAGCATCATCAGTGGATTGATATTCGTGTCCAGACTGATAATCATCACGAACAGACTTCCGCATATTTGCTTCTAACTTGCCAAAGTCTTCCATCTGTTCTTTATGCTTTGTATCATACTCTTCTTTAAACTTATCCATCCGTTCTGCTAGATCAGATGTCAAAGCTTCTTGAATATCAGCATCTCGTCTTTTCTTATTGATTGTCTCTAAATTATTGCGCCATTTAGTAGCAATCTCAGTAATCTCACGTTTTGCATTTATATGAGCAGTCTTCTCAGCCATTGTTAAGCCACCTCGCTTAATAGATTCTCAATTTCGGAATTAAAAGTGTCAAAGTCTTCACCAGAAATATCACCCGCTTCATATTTTTCATTCATTTCAGCAGATAATTCTGTCAAAGTTTCTAACATTTCAGGAGTAACTATCGATTCATCCTCTTGTTCAGATTCAACAACCGATATCTGCGGACCTTCATCCGTATCGCCTTCCGACTCAACGACGGATTCTTCTTCTTTCGAAGTCATTTGATCTTTAATTTCATTGACTGTTTCTAATAAAGTACCAAAACTTTCAGCATTACTAGAAAGATTTTCAGTCATGTTTTCTACAAGAGATGTCAACTCAGACACTCTTGATTGCAACTCTTCCATTTCGATTGATGATTCACTATCAGATGCAATTACAGCATCACTAGAATCAATATCGGAATCTTCTTTCACATCTGACATTTCCAAATCCATATGCCCCGATTCATTTTTTACTAATTTATAATAAGCTTTCGGAACAGCGCCATCATCAACAAGTGAAACTATTCTAACTTTTAAGTTTCTAATTCTCGCCTTACGTCGCCGAGGATTGCCCTCTTCATCTTCATCTTCTAATTCAACAACATTATCTTTAATCATTGAACAGGAATCCTTTCACCCTCGCCTTCGATTGAATAAGCTCGAATTTTTCCATCTTTTATAAGTTGCCAGACATCATCATTTCCGACAAAGACATCTAAAATCCAAGTTCCTTTTTTGATAATTTCACCGTCGCCATAAAAGTCAACATCATTCTTCAAGACAACAGACTCAATAGGAACAACACCATCCGTAAAATCATCATAATTTGACGAATGCAAAATATTGATTTGTTGAAAATCTTTCATAAACCCATGAGCGGCTTTTACAATTTCATCAGCTTCTATTAAGTCATTTTGCAAATCAACAGAATTGGGAATAAGAACAGGACCGCTAATAATTCTTTCATCTTCACTCACGCTCTTAATAACAGCGGTTAATTCTGTCGTATGTTTATTTGATTCATCGCTTTTTCTCATACGTCTTCTCTTCCGCCTTTCGTCTATTTTCCCTTTTGCCTCATTAACAACACGTTTCATTCCACTAACGCCCGATGCATTAATAGTTCCCCACTTAATATTTGCAATTGCACCGTTTAATCCTACGCTATTGTAATGTCGAGTCGCAAAACGTTCTCTTTTCTTTATCCACGTCAAAACACCTAATGTTCGCTTCCCATCCCGATATCGTCCCCATACACGAAACGAATCATCTCCCGTAAAGGATGTAGGTGGATTGCCCCCAGTACCAGCACGTTTCCACAATTCTGGATAATTCTTTTTTAAATCAATTGCATAAGCATAACTAAATTGCTTAAATTGACTATTTAAAAGAGACACCTTTTTATTACGACCTTTTTTGGGAAAATCTGTCATTGCCTTCTTACGGGATGAAGCCTTCTTTTTGGGTTTCTTTCTGGGCTTATTATAATGGTGAGGCATAACTTATATAAAACTATGATAAATTATAATGGTACCATTTGTCAAATGGAATGAATTTTTCTATTCAATGACTTTTCTTCTATGTTATTGAAAGATTCTTCAATTGAAGCCCGTTCTTCATTACTAGAAAATCTTGCAACAGAAGGCATGTGTCCCAATCCGGGAGTATCCCCACCTTCAACATCACCCTGCAATCCCATTTTGTTTCTAACTTCATTGGGTGTCATAATTCCAGATTGTATGAATCTGAAATATCCTAACGACTCTTCCATGAAATCTTCTCTTAGACCCGCAATACCACGAGTATCAAATTCAAAATTCAACTTCGAATCAGATTCATTAGTCAAAAGAACTTTTGTTAAAGTTTGTTCTACGTTTCTAAGACGAGGCATCATTGTATCTTGCCAAAACATTTTATATGCTGATTCTGTATTAGTAGATCCCTTAGCTAAGGCAACTAAATGATAACATCCCATATTCATTAAAGCTTTATCTCTAACAAGATCACTACTTTGAACAAAATCAGAATCAGTAGGAGAAGGGATTTTGATATCTAAAGGTTGCAATCCTCCGCCCAATAGAAGAAGCTGATGGGCTTTGTCTGCACCTTTATATTGTCTTTCAATTAAAATCTTAAATCTTTCGAAAGCGGCATCAGATAACTCTAAGTCTGTACTAAACACCATCGATGGAACAACTGAATTCTTAAAAAAGCTTTTTCCAAACGTCGATAGATATAATTCCAT